CTCGTCCTTAATTTCTTTCTTAAACCTTTTGCTAAAGTTTAAAACTTTATCCATTATGATATACGTTTCCACTTTAATCATCTTCTGTTCAACGAATCTAAATAATATAGGATGTTCACCATCCGTAATAGTGAATAGGTCGTCGAACTTCAAATTCCTTTCTTCCAAAAACTCTTTAATTAATTTTATATCTTCTGTGAATAAATAAGTTAAAGATTCAATAATACGTTTCCAACCAAAGAACACACTTTCTGATTCTTGGTTATACATATCACCGATCCATTGACCGTCACCTACTACAAAGTTAGCAACGTAGAATTGTAATAAATCCCCTTTCTTTTTATTCCCGATTGCTTCAAAATAAAACTTATCCTTTCTTCGGTTATAAGATTCCGTACTAATTTGTCTTTGTTTTCCCGAGTATTGTATGTAGTTATAATTATTGTCTGTATTGAAATGTTGTTTTATTGCAACGTATAATTTATATGCATCAAACCCTGTCACAGAGGCAGAGTGCTTCCAAGTTCTTCTTTGTCAATCAACCTAAATTTAATAGCTTCCCTTGTGATTTTCTCTTGTAGTGTTGGTGATATAAGTTTCTTTATTTGCTTTGGTTCTAGTTCGTTGGTTTCCATGTATTCTGTAATCACGTCTATGTATGATATCCCATCAGAAACTAAACCTTCAATGATCATTTGAAATTCTTGTTGTTTGCTTACTTGTGCCATTAATCCCCTTTTATGTTGTTATTTTTGATAATGCTTTCTTTACGATAGTTTTAACAATATCCGAATTTGCTCCAAACAATTCCATATATTCGTTAAATACCGCAGACTCTTCTTTTGTGATATATGTATATTTTGATAACTTTAAACACGCACCTTGAGTAGTATAGACCTCAAGTAAATCTAACGCTACGTCGTTCGCATATGCGTCAATTTCGTCTGGGTTGCTTAGATATATAATACGTTCTTGTTCTGTAGACATACCTTCGATGTATTCAGGAAGGACTACAAACCCTTGTCGTTTTGTAATTTGATTGCGATGGATAATTTCATGTTCAAGAGTTTGAATCATTTGATGTGCCAAGAAGTCCCAATTATCAATATTTATATTAATGGTATCTTCTTCGTCTGAAGTAATTAATTCTAACTCAATATTATAATCATATTCCCAATCATATGGATTAAAATAACCATTAGTGGATACGGTGTCTTTCGGAAACCCGTTCACATATTGAACAGAAACCTCTACCCCTAAGTCGTCAACTTCGCTTCTTACTACTGAAGCGAATTCCTCAACAGTAAGAGGAATATTCAATACTTGGTTTTTAATACTTTCAATTTTATTTTTCATATACTACGTATTATACCCTAGTTTGATGTAAAAGTAAAGTGATATTTGACTTAATATGATAAAATAATTCCATCATCGAACCCACCAAGTAGAGCATGTTTTGAGACCTTTGCTTTAATTACTTCTTCTTCGGTAATCCCATTCAATCGTGATAGTGATTGAAGGACTTCCAAGACATCTGCATATTCCATAACGTCCTTAAAGTCAGATTCTTCTAATTCACGAATCTCTTCATATAACTTTTCAATTAAGAAATTCCTATACTCCGGAGTCTCTGGTCCGAGGATACAGATACGTTCGTCCTCAATGTTATTTACATAACCATCTCTAATGAGTTTTAACATTATGCACCTTCCATCGAAAATGAGTTGTCCATAGAATTTTTATAACCCTCTAAATACTCAGCATATATCAGTTCGTCTTGTTCACGTGTACTTGCCTGAGCAGGTTCGTTGCGTTCGGCATCTAACCATCCTGCTTGATAGAAACGGTTCTTAGTTCGTAAGTAAGTATCTCTAGTTGTTTTTGTAATTGTAGTCATATTATAGTTCCTCATAGTTAGGGTAGTATTCGGCAAAAGCATATATGTTGTCAGTGGCAACCTCAACGGCACGGGTTTTGGTATCAACGTAAAGTTCTTTTAACCACGACTGACCATTAACCATACACGTTACTTGATAACCAGAACCGATCTTAGTGGTTGATAGTTCTGTAATTTTAAGTTTCTTGCTTGGGTTAGATTTATTTGGATATCCCATTATTTTGCCCCCGCAAATAAGTCAGCAACGTCTTGGGCAGTACCACTAAAGAACGTTTCAACATTCTTAGCAGACAAATACCAACCATCAGCATAAAAATCAAAGTATCCTGTCGCAAGGACTTTATCTTTAAACGTAACAATGTTACCACCGTCATTCTTACCAAATTTAATATTACCGTTAGTCGCTAATGTTATTTTCATATTATTACTTGACATATTTCACTTCCTTTTTTATTGTTTATACTACGTATTATACCCTAAAAGAAGGACCATGGGTAACTAATTGACTAATTAATCCCAGGTAAATTATAAGGTTTCTAATTTGTTATTAACAGAGGTTAATGCTTCATATGCTTCTTGGAAATCTTCTTGCTGTGTTACTTCTTCTGCATAATTTCTCATATGCCATACTTTAGCAAGTTGACGGATAAGTTTCTTTTCCAAACCAAAGTCATTATGGATAGTTTCTACAACTTCTTTGATGTGGCCTTGCTCTGCTTCAATTCTAGTTTTAGAATCTGAAATTTGTTGTAGAGCTACGTCAATCTTCTTTAGGTCTGCTGGGTTTGATGGCATCATAATGATTGCTCCTTTTTAGTTAATATACATCTATTATACTATAAAAATTGATGAAAGTAAAGTTTTTTATAAATATATCATAGGAGAATATATTATGTTTGGAATACCACTAGAAGTTATATCAATGCTCGCATCCACCATCCTTGGTGGATTTATGAAGTTAAAGTCTGATGCTCGACAGGATGCTCGAGATAAAGATATGATGACTTTGAAACTTCTTTCTAAAGAAGAATCCTCTCGCAAGTCTGCAAGAGCGATGAACACACCTAGTGCCAATTGGGCAAGAAAGTTTATTGTAATGTCCTTAATGGGTATGGCGATGTTCATTCTTATTGCTCCAATTTTATTTGGTCAACCAACTAACGTTTTAACAGATGAAATTCACGGCTTCAAGTTGTGGTTCTTAGACTTTACTTGGGTTGAACCTACGTGGAAACAATTGGTGGGTGTAGTTACTCCAGAATGGTTACCATACGCAATTTTAAACGTACTTGGATTTTATTTTGGAACTGGTGCAGTAAAACGGACATAATATGAAAGATGTAACAATTTTAATAACTTTAGCATTCGCAATTGGTGCGATGATACTTATTTTAAATAATGTAAATAAATGCGAAGACGGATATCATTCAATGGGTAATGGTACTTGTATGAGCAATATGGAGAAAATGTAATGTACATAGGTGGTAAAGATGATTAGTTTTAAAGAATTAATGGAAGCCAAAGGCAAATCTAAGAAAGAAATTAAAGAGATCGCTCAAGACGAGTTGATGCATAGTTTAGCTAATGCATTTTATGGTGATGAGGCTAAAGATAAAGCTGTATTTGCTGAAATGGATAAACAAATGAAACGTATTGAAAAGCTATTTGGGTATAAGCCTGGGTCTTGGCGTAGAGGTGGTTAATATGGAAGTTGTTACATTGTTACCATATATTAATGGCACACTAATGATGGCAACGTGTGATTGGTCTCCTTGGATGTATTGCGTATAACACTATGGCAAATTTAGGAAAAAGCGAAAGAGACTTGAGTAAACCGTATCTATCACTAATCGTGAATGATATCAATTCCGGATCTAAAATCAAATTTAAATCCGACTCCTTTGTTGTTGAAAAGACAAAAGAAATAAAGGCGTTCATCAAGGCTGTAGAATCTTCAAATCAAACCGCGGTGGATAAGATGCTACTCACAACCAGTGGTTATGCTGAAATATTCAAATCAAAGGTAGGCACTAAATCTAGAAGGTGGACAGAAATAGATAAGTCTCCGTACTCAGGAATGGGTGGTGGAGGCGGTCAACCAGACGCAAAAACAACCGCAATGCAAGAACATGCGTCAATGTATGCAATCGAACAAGGACTTAATAAAAACGGGTTTAGAGATAAGCAATTATTTATGAATGCTTGCGGAAAACAACTTGAGAAACTATACCCAGAAATGAACGACATATGGTTAGAAACATTTTTCCAGCAACAATTAACCGTCGCAAAAGAAGTCCCAAATAACACAAACTTCAAATATTCCAGAGACGACGGTTTCATGGAGAAAATTACTACCCTTGTCAAACAATTGGGAATATCAAACAAAGATACTTGGAACCCAGCAGACATATGGTTAGTAGAGGATCCTGCATTACAAATGAGGACGCTTGTGAAATGTCTTACGGTACAAGAAATCAACGCCAAACTTGTTGATATGTTTGAGGATAATATAGTTGTCGGAATTTCATTGAAGAAGATGTCTGGTAAAGTTGCACGGTGGGAATTGGTGAATTTGAACCGCAATGTATTTAAAAGTCAACCTACATTCAAACGTGGTGCTGTTACTTGCCCGTTTAACTTAATTGTAAATAAGGGAGGTGTGACTACATTCCAAACGACAGATACAGTATTCGGTATCAACGACGGGTCGTCGCGGGTTGCAAAAATTCAAATCAGACAAAACTCTAGAGGTATGAGCAACCTTAAATTTGAGGCGACCGCTACCTCTGCGACTGCAGCTCGTATGGGAAAAGTCCCTCTAGATATGCTTGCTGTTGCGATGAATGAATACGGACTATTGCTAAGCAACAAACACCAGTCTTACCCTAAAACAACAAAAGAATTCAAGTCTCAGGCGTCGAAATACAAGGCAATGTTTACTAAGATTAAACCGCATGTAAAGACAAACGTCACAAGTGCTGCGGAATTCGTAGATAATGTTGAACATATATATTCTATATCACCAGAAATAGCAATGTCTAAATTGATGCAACTAAATTTTCTATCAAAGGTTGTTTCTTTGAATACGGCAAAGAGTAATGCACTAGCAACAAACATGTACTTTCTGGCACAAAAGAAAGGTAACACGTTTGGTCCATTTGGAAAACTATACTAAGGAAATAATGAGTAAAAGTAAGAAGAAAGCAAGACGTAAAGAAAGAAAAGAACTACGACACAACGTAACACATAATATGAGCAAAGCGAATGAAAAAGAAAAAATCAAACGAATCATCATGGTTTAATAAACCAGTATTCTACTCAATGGCATTTCTAACAATGTCTTCATTAATAACATCTTGTACATTAATTACAAGCACGCCTACGAAAATTGTTGAAAAACAACCTGTCGTTATTGATGTACCAAATGTAAATGAAAGAATTCTACTTGCTTGCGATGAAGTTAGTGGAATGTTTGTTTGCGATAGATTAAATTAAAGCAGGGTGGTCATCTCACTGATGGAGATGACCGAGGGTAAAGATTAACTTTCGATTAGCAATTCATCAGATGAATTGATTGGAATATTCAAAGGTTTCTCTTCGTCAGGAATAATCACATTCATATTAATCACCAGCATACCATCATTTAGTTGAGCATCATTAATTGTTACTCTATCACCTATTGTAAATTGCTGTATGAACGAACGTTCAGATATTCCTTTATGTACGAACTCTTCTTCAGATGCTTTGATTGAATAATCCTTGTCACCCTTTACGGTTAAAGTATTCTTCTCCACCGTGATAGAAATTTCGTTCATTCGCCATCCTGCTAGTGCCATTTGAATGGCATAACTATTTGGACCCTTTACAATGTTGTAGGGAGGGTATTTGGAATTTGGTTTATCAAACTCTTGTAGAGATTGAAAGATATTGTCTAGTCCAAGGGACTGATTAAAGAACGGGTCGAATGCCGTCCTTAGTGGATTGTTTTGCATAATATTTCTCCTATTAAGCGAGTTGTAGTTGTGTGACCTTAATTAAGTATCACGTCTTATTTGATATCCCTTTCGGCGATATCGAATTAGGTGGAAGACCATAAACTTCCGGCGTAGTCGAATTTAATTTAATTCTAGAACGGTATTGTCTTCATAATTATTTATAACAACTCTTACAGGAATTGGTCATTATTTAATTATACTGGCTATGTTGTTCTTATACTACCTGATGGTTTTTGGGAAACATCATTAAAGAAGATACTGTCGGGGGGAACAATACCTTCATTAATGAAGTCTCCTTTCTTTTTCGATTCTTTCTTTCTGTCTTTCATTACCCTTTGTCTGAACATTGGGGTTCTTACAGAATGTAGAATCTTATTTTTAATCTTCTTCATTATACATTCCTTTTAAATTAGTGGACGAGTTTATCGCATCTGACACTACTCCCGAAGTGCTGAAAAGGCAGGAGGTAACAATCAAAATGTGATTGTCAACATGACGCCCGTGCTTCTATGAAACTGATTGTAGTTTTTTGTTTGAGGACTACTAACCTCGACACCGAGTGTCTATGAGTAACTTTGTACTATGCAGTAGTTACTAAACTGACCCGAGACGACTTTCGTGGCGACGGATACTAAATTATTTATATAAATTCAGATTTTACTTTTTTTAGAATCTCTTCCATTTCGTCTGAATAATTATTCAAACCATTTTCTTTGTAGATTTCAATTAACGATTCGTAGAACCAAAATTGACCATCAGCAGAACTATTAAACATATTGAATGCAGACTCACCTTCCTCTTCAAAGTCCTTTTCAGTACAACGTAAGTTGTGTAACTTATCACCTGCACTAACAATAACCGCATCTCTCGGTGCTTGTTTTAGTCGATTGATATATCGAATCTTACGTTCTTTCCAAGTCAAACTTTTGTCCGTCTCGCTCACATAATCAACTAGAAGGGCGATAGCGGTACCAAAATGGGTAGATATATCCTTTACGGTATATCCCCCACAGTCCTCAACTACATCATGTAATACGGATGCTATTTGCGCCTCAATAGACCCACCACGCTTCTTAACAATATTCATAACAGCAACTGGGTGAGTAATGTAAGGGATATTCTTTCCTCCCTTACGAAACTGACCTTTATGTGCTTCACTTGCATAAAGTGAAGCAGATTTAATTAAGTTCTTTCTAATTCCTGGTGTGTAATATTTCATTTCTTTTTCAATCATTTATAGTACCTATTATACCCTAGTTTAACCCAAAAGTAAAGCGATATTTGACTTATTTTGTTAATAAAAATTCTAACTTAGTTTTGTCTAATGCTCCAGGAACGACTACTGCTTCTTGCCCACGATGTTCAATGACTGTCGTCGGTACACTTCTTGTCCCATGTTTCATAGCAAACTCTTTACCTTCTTCCGTATCAACATCCAACGTTACAATTTTCCAATCATCCACGAATCCGTCAGTAACTTCTTCAAAGATTGGAGCATATGATTTACAAGGTCCACACCACGATGCTGTTAATCTTGTGACTGTATTAAATTTCATTTGTATTACATCGTTGCTCATTTTGTCTCCACGTCAATTTTTGTGTGTCTAATCTTTCTGTTCATAATTCGTTTGAGAAACTTACCAGTTCCTGTTCTCCAATTATGTGTAGAGTGCCATTTCTTACTTGTCCAATCTTTAATCTTTGCTTTAGTGTTTGTCATATTAATCCTTATCTTGTCTGTACGTTCTTAGAAAATTCTCACCCTCATTGCGTTTCTCATTGGCATTGGTTCTTACCTTACCGCATAGAGATTCATATCTACCTTTGATGATAGTCAATTCAGTTTCCAAATCAATGATCCTCATTTCAAGTTCACCAACCTCTAACTTATGTTTTGTT